TGGAAATCCAAGCGTCTCTCTCCGATCAGATTGTGCTGGTTGGACATTCCAATGGGTGCCGGCTGATCTGCCGGGTGATGGAACTCTTCCCAAATCTGGCCATCGACGAAATGCATCTGATCGCCGCTGCGGTGAAGGCGAATTGCTCCCTGCCGGTGAGCCGCGACGGCGCGGGCGGGGGAAACGGACTCAACGCCGCCGCCAAACGGATCGGCAAGCTGATCCTTTACGTCTCCACGGCGGATGACGTGCTGGGGCTGCCCATCGCCTACGGCGACCTGGGCAAAAATGGGCCGGTGGCGGTCTCGGCGGAACTGGGCGGCAAGCTGGAACGGGTCAACCGGATATGCGGGCACTGCGACTGGGTGGGCCGCGATTTTGAATCGACGATGCGGGCGATACTTGATGACGGCGAGGACGCCCGCGTTACTACGGAGGCGATCTAAACCATGAACTGGGAAGCGGTGATTGCGATTGCGGCGGTGCTGGAACTGATTGCCAGCGTCTTCATGGGCGTGGCGATCTACTACGTCAACGCCAAGGCCTCGCGCATTGATTCCCTGGAGAAGGCGGTGACCGACAAGGCCGAGGACCTGGTGGCGGCGCGCATGGAGACGCTGGCGGCGGAAATGAAGGCCCCCTTCACGGAACTGCGGACGCTGGTGGGCGACATGCGCGAACGCCTCGAAAGGGGCGACGACAAATTTGACCGCGGCGACGAGGCGCTGCACTCGCTGCAACTCAAGGCGCTGACCAAACTGGAAGAGGCGCGTTCGGAGTTTCACCAGACCTTCGCGACGCGCGACGAATTTGACCGGCTGGCCGACGCCCTCAAACACGTGGAAGTGCGGCTGGCGACGTTCCAGGCGGAATGCCGGGCGAGCCGGCACTTTCCCCCCCATGCCCACGCCAAACCGAGCGCGGATTGATTTTTGCCACAGAGGCACAGAGACACAGAGGAGCGACATGGACGCGGCGAAAAACAAACGTGAGGCACGGATGCGGCGGGCGATCCTGCGCATCCTGAATGAAGCGCGGCCTTCCCCGCAGCGCGGCGTGAAGATCGCCGAGATACTCCTTGGCGCCTCACCCGACGCCGTCGAGCACCTGGAGGATTTCCTGGACGATGACCGCGCGGCTTTTGACCATGAGATCGTGCGCCTGTGCCAGGACCTGGTGAGCCTGGGCATGGCGACGGTGCAGGACCTTCGCACGCTCAGGACGCAGGCGCGCACGATTGACTGGCTGACGTACACCATCACGGCGCGCGGCACTGGCCTGCTGGCCGGGACCGAGCCGGTGAATGGATTGATCGAGGATGAACGGCGGGCGTGAATTTGAAACGCGAAACGCGAAACTCGAAACTCGAAACTCGAAACGCGAAACGCGAAACGCGAAACGCGAAACGCGAAACGCGAAACGCGAAACTGGAGCAAAACATGATTCCTTCGATTGGACGGATTGTTCACTACACCTTAACGGCTGAAGATGCGGAATGCGTGAATCGTCGTCGCACGTCCCCTGAACAAAATCGACCGCGGGGAACCCATGTCGGCAATCCCGCGCATGCCGGCCAAATAGTGCCTCTGATCATCACCACGGTGTGGGTGGATGAATATGGACCGGGCAATTACGGCGTCAACGGCCAGGTGCTGCTCGATGGCAACGATAGCCTGTGGATTACCAGTGCGAGTCAAGGCGACGGGGAGGGCCAATGGCACGAACCTCCGCGCATTCAATGATCGTTTGGCCCGCGCCGTTGAAAACGGCGGGCTTCACGCTTCTCGCTTCTTCTGACTTCTGACTTCTGACTTCTGACTTCTGACTTCTGACTTCTGGATTCTATGCCCCGTCACTTTAAAATCGACGATCTCTTAGAGGCGCAGGACCGCGAGGCGTTCAATGACTTCCTGCGCGCCAAGAAGGCGACGATTGACGAGGGCGTCGAATGGCTGATGCAGCGCGGCTACAAACTGTCGCGCAACGCGGTGAACAATTACCGCCGAAACTTTGAAGAGTCTTTGAAGCGGCTTCGCGAGAGCAGTGAATTCGCCCGCAACCTGATGGCCGCGGCCAAGGCGGGCGGCGGCGTGACCGACATCGCCGACGCCAATTTAATGCAACTGCAAATCAAGCTTTCCGAAATCCTCTTCCGCGAGGATGGCGAGGAAGGGGCCGACGCCGGGGAACTGATGAAGGTGGCGATCTCGCTCCGCAGCGGCGTGGCGACCAAGAAGGAACTGGAGGAGCTGCGGGCGAAGGTGAAGGAGGCGCTGGACGCCATCGAAGCCAAAGGGGCCAAACGAACCATCACCGCCCAGGACATCGCCGATGTGCGGAAGGCGGTGTTTGGATGACGCTTGAAACGCGAAACGCGAAACGCGAAACGCGAAACGATGAGGCGATGATCCGCTTTGACGCCTCGCAGCGCAGGCTCTTTGCGGATGAATCGCGCGTGATCGTGGTCAACTGGCACCGCCAGAAGGGGAAGGATTTCACCGCGTCGGCCAAGGCGGTCGACCATGCGATGCGCACCGGGCAGACCTGGTACATCGTCTCCCTGACGCAGCGGCAGGCGGACGCCACCTTTGACAAATGCAAAAAGGTGGCCGAGGCGTTCAAACGCATGCTCAAGGTCGCCGGCCATATCACGGAAAGCGCCGCCGACTTTGTGGATCGCGACGCGGAGATTGACCAGGAGTTTGCCTGCACGGCGCGCACGCTCACCCTGCCCAATGGCGGCAAGGTGGTGAGCCTGCCGGGCAAGAACCCCGACACGCTGGCGGGCCTGACCGGCAATGTGATCTTCACGGAGTTCGGCCTCTTCCCCGGCGGCGGCTATGGCCACTGGCGCGTGATCTTCCCGCTGACCACGCGCGGCTACCAGGTGATTGTGATCTCCACGCCGCGCAACAAGAAGACGAAGTTCTTTGAGCTGTGCAGCGATCCGGAGACCTACAGCTACCACTTCTGCGACATCTACCAGAGCGTCGAACAGGAAGGGTTCATCCTCAAGGACAACAAGGGGCGGCCCTGCACGATTGACGACTTCAAGAAGGTCTACCGCGATGACGCCGGCTTTGACCGCGAATATGGCTGCCTGTTCACCGGCGACCTGGAAGCGCTGATCAAATGGGCGCAGATACTCTCTTCTCAGGACCCGGACCTTGTCGTGCGCATCCTCCGCGTGAATAACGGAGTGGGGTGGAAGGATGATTTCTTTGCCGAGGCGCGGAACCTGCCCGGCGGAGGACGGATGGAGTTTGGCTGGGATGTGGCGCGGCACAAGCATTTCTCCTCATTCTGGGGGAACCTCTCGCGGCGCGACGGCAAGAAGGAGTTGCGGTTCCTGGTGCTGATGAATGAAACGGAATTCGCCACGCAGCGGCACATCATCACGCGCGGGATGGATGCACGGCCGGGCAGCGTGGGATGCGGCGATGCTACCGGCCTGGGGATGGACAGCAATGAAACGCTCAGCGCCCTCTACCGCGATGCATGGGAAGCCGTGACGTTTGGCGTCAAGAGCAAAAGCGAACTTGGATCCCTGGGGCGCACCGCGTTTGGCGACGGCATTCAGAAGCTGCCGGTCTTTGGCCGCGAAGCGGAGGCGCCGGGATTGGCCCTGGTCAAGCGCGACGGCGATGTGGTGCCCATGGTGCCGGCTCGCGGCAAAGGGACTGACGTGAAGTTTATCGCGACCGACCTTTACTCCATCCAGTGCGAGCAGACAGGCGATCAGGCGGACAAGCGGCTGCTGCTCAAGGAGACGGAAAACGAACTGGAGCCCAACTCCCACTGCGACATCGCCTACAGCGGGCTGCTGGCCCTGAAGGCGGGGACGCTGCGCGGGGGACGGAACGCCCCGCTGCCGGCAGCGCTGGCCAAGAAGCCGAGGGGATGGTGACTATGAGCCCGCAACAATCGCCATCCGCCCCCTCCCCGCGTTGTTCGGCCTGCGGGAGCGTGCGCCGATCGGAGCCCAACCAGGAGAACGTGGAACGGTGATGACCAACGACTCCGATACCTTATGGTTCAACACGACGGGCTACGGGCAGACCGCGCCCAAGCTGGCCTACCTGACCGACGAGCAGAACCGCCGCCGCGAACGGCTGCGCGTGACCGGGATGCTCTGGAAGGGCCGGCACCGCCAGGCCTTCCTGACCGAATCGCGCAGCCAGTTTGATTTCCCGGAACTGGAAATCCAGGGTCGCATATGGTGGCCCTACATCACGCTCAACATCCTGCGCCTGATCTCCACGACGATGACGGACCTGGCGGTGGGCGAGGACCCGGCGATCACGCTGGACGATCCGGACGGGCAGGAGGAAATCGACGCCCTGCGCGAACGCTCCCACATTGACCGCGTCTTTTATGACGCGATCAAGGGGGCGAGCTGGGGCGGCGAATGCTTCGCCGAGGTGCTGCGCTGGCGCAATCAATCCTACATCCAGGATGTCTGCGCCGCCGAGGTCTACCCCATCGGCCAGCGCCAGCCGGATGGCCAGTACGTCCGCTACACGCGCTACGCGACGGCGATGAGCGCCGAGCCCCCCCCGGCCTCCCCGCGCAAGCTGCTGCTGGAATCGACCTATGAGCCGGGGCGCATCACGCGGGCCTGCTGGTTTTTAAACGGAGACAGCGTCAAGACGGGGAACGCCGACCTGTCGCTCTGGCCGGTGAAGCGGCCGGACGGCACCGACCTGCCGCCGGAGGAGGCGACGGGGATTGACTCCAACACCCTGATCTGGATGGGAAACGAAATCGACGAGGGATGCCCGATCAGCGACTATGACGGACTGATCGAACTGCAGGACGAACTCAACGCCAAACAGACGCAGATCGCCCGCGTGATCGCCCAGCACGCCGATCCGGCGGTGGCGTTCCCGGCGCGGGCGGCGGACCCGGACGGAAACATCCGCACGCGCAAGAAGGCCTTTTTCTTTGACAGCCGCGAGGATATTCCGCAATACATCGTCTGGAACGCCGAACTGGCGGCGGCGATTGAGGACCGCGATTTCACGCTCAATGCCCTCTGCATCGCCGCGGAACTTTCGCAGGGGCTGCTGGGGCTGGAAAAGGGAGGCGCCCCCGACAGCGCCCGCAAGCTGCGCCTGCAGGCGACCAAATCGCTGGCGCGCGTCAAACGCAAAGCCAAGCAAATCCGGCCCTTCATCCGGCAGGCGGTCAACACCTCGCTGGAGATGACCAGGGCGGCGCGCGTGGTGAAGGTGGCGATGGGATTAAATGGCGTCGATGGCGGCGGCGTGGCCGTGGATCTGCGCGACGGCCTGCCGATTGACGACCTGGACCAGGCGACGGTGATCAGCACGCTCACGGGCGGCAAGCCAACAATGAGCGTGGAACGCGGCGTGGCGCTGCAGATCAACGACCCCAAGGCGGCGGCCAAGGAGCTTGAGACGCTCAAGAAGGAGACGGCGGAGGCAGCGCCCAGCGTGAACATCCAGGGGCCGGTGGGAGAGATGCCAGCTTCGCTGGGAATGCAGAATGCGGAATTCGGAAGTCAGAAGTCGGAAGACGGAAATGATGCAATGCTGAACGCGGAACGCGGAACGATGAATGACGGGGGGAATGGGCAGTGAATATGTGGAAGACGATTGGCGGGCATGTCGCCCGTTTTTTTCAAAAGCCGGCAGTCGCCGGAGACAAGGAGGTCACCGTGAGTGACACCCCCAACACGGCCACACCGCCGGCTACCAGTGGCGGACCTTCCCTTACCAAAGCGGACCTGGAGGCGCTTCTCAAGCCCTTGGCCGAGACGATCAGCGGCGTCGTCAAGACGGTCGAGGCCCTCGGCGGCAACCACAAGGCGCTGGCGGAATCGGTTGCCAAGATTTCGCAGGGGATCAAGGCGGAGGATGTTGCCGGGCTGGTCACCAAGCAACTGGCCGAACACCAGGCCAAGGCGCAGGCGGATGCCGCCAAGGCCGGGGCCAAGGCGGACCTGCGTAAAAAGGTGATCGCGGCGCGGCTGCCGGGCGTGGATGAAAGCCTGCTGGCGAGCCTGCCAGACACCGAGGACGAAAAGGCCCTGACGGACGCCGCCAACACGCTGCGCGGGACCATCGAAAAGAGCTTCGGCAAGAAGTTCGACGATGTGGGCGGCGCGGCCAAGGATGGCGGCAAGACGCCGGCGGCGGAGCCCGCCAAGCCGGCCGGTTTTTTGAAAATGAAGGGCGGCGACGCGGGAGGCGCGAAGCAGGCATAAGTGAGTTCGTTGTGAGTTAGTTTTTAGAACTGCATCAAAAACCTGAAAGGAATCATCGAATGAGCACTCTTTTGGATATTGCGAAGGCCAATGGGGTCGAGCAAGCCATCAACGAAGGCGCCAAGGCGCATCCCGAACTGGATGTGATCCCGGCGTTTCCCCTGCCGGGGATCAGCGTCAAGAGCGTGGTCTACACCGGCGCTTCCAACACGACGGGGAGCTTCCGCAAGGCCAATGCCGGGACATCGGACATCACCGAGACCTCCGAAGAACGGACATTTGAATGCTTCACCGCCGAGCCGCGCATTGAAGAGGACAAGGCGGTGGCTGACCGCTACAGCAAAGGGCCGCTGGAATGGCTGCAAGCCAAATCGGCCCGCATCCTGTCCCTGGAGATGCTGGCGTGGGCCCAGCAGATGTACTACGGCAGCGGCAACAACGCCGATGGCTTCCCCGGCCTGATCCAGTCCTACGACAGCACCAACATGGTCGTGGATGCCGGCGGCACGACCGCCAGCACCGGCTCTTCCGTCTGGCTGCTGCGCATCGCGGATGCGGGCAACGAAGCCGATGACGGCTGCCGCTGGCGCATGGGGAACAACGGCTCCATGAGCTTCCTGCCGGTGGATCAGATACCCTTCGCGGACCCGAACGACGCCACCAAGAAGCTGATCAAATACTGGACAGCCTTCACCTGCTATCCGGGCTTCCAGGTGCAGAGCCTGCTGCGCGTCTGCCGCATCAAGAAGCTGACGGCCGATGCCGGCAAGGGACTGACCGACGCCCTGCTGAATCAGGCGCTGGAAAAGTTCCGCGCCGGCTATGGGCCGAACCTGATCCTGATGACGCAGCGCTCCAATCGGCAACTGCAAGCCAGCCGCACGGCGACCAACCCGACCGGCGCGCAGGCCCCGTGGCCCAACTCCATCCTGGGCATCGACGGCAAGGAAATCCCGATCCGCGTGACCGAGGCGCTCACGAACACCGAGTCGCTGACGCTGTAAGGCGGAAGCAAGTCTGAA